TCACACCTGGTCTTCGGAGTAGATACCCGCCGAGATGGTGGCGCTGCCCACGAACATCTCGCCGTACAGCACCGGCACCGGGTTGCCCTGCGCCATGGTGTTGACCGGGCCGTTGAAGTTGTACGACGCGCCGTTGTTGGGCCCGTCCTTGACGCTCAACGCGCGCTGTTGCGGCGTCAGCAACTGCACCACCCCGCCCAGCGTCATCGCCATGCCCATGGTCAACAGCGAGGTACTGGCGCTCGCCCACAGCGCCACGTTGACCACCGGAATAAAGGATGCCACGATCATCGCCACGCCCACCACCACCTGCATCAGGCCGCCACGCTTGGCGCCGGTGGGCATGGGCGCAATACGGATGTCCTCGGTGCCCGCCGGCCGCGCCAGCTCGGCTTCACCCAGATTGCGGCGGCCGATGAAGCAGGCATAGCGCACGCCCTTGGATTCGCTGTCGAGCAGGCGGCTCTCGAAGCCGGGCAGCAGGACGCATAGCGCTCGTATCGCCTCAGCGGTGCTGGAGACAGCCAGCCGATGCAGACGCCCGAACTCCGCGCCCAGCCGGCCGTAGAGACGGACGGTTGCGAGGGGTTGGCTCATGGCGTGCCCCCCTCTGCGTCGATGACCGGCTTCGGGTAGCGTTGCTTGACGCCCTGGCATTGCGCCACCCATTGCGTCACCTCGGCGGGCAGCGCCTGGCCCGACGCCTGCAGGTGCGCGGCGAACTTCATGATCGCGTCGAGCTGGTCGCCGATGGCGGGATAGGCGCGGGCGCGCAGCGGCGCGTAGGGTTCATAGTGGCGGATTTTCAATTTCGAACTCCTTGTCCATTTGTGGCCAGGCTCGGACGGTGACGCGGTACCGGCCAGGCTGGTTGAATTCCAGATGCACGCTTTCTTCATTGCAGAGGTACTCTTCGCGATTGATGCCGATCAGACTGGGAATCGGTAGGCCAGACAACACGTTTCCCGTCAGTACCGCAGAGCATGCCGGCCGGGGCTTGATTTCTCCTGCCTCGACGTACTGGGTCTCCCCATCGACCGGTCCGTCGACATATCCGGCGGCGCCATTCAAGGAAATCATCGATTCCAGTTGATCGGCTTGTTGCAAGGACAGCACGTACAAGACACGACCATCGGCGTCGTACAAAGAGTAGATATTCATCGCAGGAGTCCCATCAGAGCCATGTTTCCGTTCGCATGAGCGGTGCCGTTGACCGGTCTTGGAAAGGTAATCGTCAACGTGTAAGTCCCCGGATCCAGAAGGCCGCTCAGCCAAGATTGAGCGTTGCCAGTGAAGCCAAAATTGGAAGTCAGGGTCGGCCGTGGATCCGGATCTCCAGCCCAATTCCCGTCGCCAATGCCGAACTCGTAGTTCTGCATCATCATCAACCGAGCAGGCACATTCAAATAGATGGACAAGCTGGCCGTCGTAGAACCCGAATATCGTCCCCACTGCAGGCTGAATGTGGTCGAGTTATTGACCACCACTGCGCCGCTGGCAATCCGCAGCGTATCCACCTGCGCCACGCCGATATGCGCGGTCTTGATGTATGCCGAATCGAGGGTTGCCAGTTTGGCCGCCAGAACACCGGCATCCAGGCGGCCGGCATTGATGAAGCCCGCATTGATCTTGCTAGCGTCCAGGCTCTGGATCATTGCGTTCGTGATCTTCGCGGTGCCGATCAAAGCCTCGTTGATGAACGTCTGCCCGTTTTCGATAACAAACGGCGTCGTGGTCGCGCCATTGGCCTGGTTCAACAGCGCCAACCGATCCGCGAGGAAATACACCGCCGTCTGCATGCTCCCGTCGGGCTGGGAATAAGCGCCTGCCGACATGCCCGCAGCGTAGATCTTGCCGTCCTTCGCAACCTGGGCCTTGATGCTCCAGGTGGCCTTGAGCTTGCCATCCACGTCCACCAGCGCATTGCGCGTCTCCTCGACACCCGCGGCGGCGCCATTGGCGGTCGCCAGCACGGTATCGACGCGCGAGGACAATGCCCCATCGGCATCGGCCCGCTTGGTCTCCTCCGCCGTGATCGCGGCACGGGTCTCATCCAGGCCGCTGGTCAGGCCGTCGATGGCGCCGGTCAGTTCCTGGGCCAGTTCGTCGCGGCTGATCTTGCCGTTCAGGTATTCCAGGATCTCGCTGGCTTCCCAACTGGACTCGCCCATCACACCCTGGTCGCCCGGATACCAGGCGCCGATCTCGCCATTGAGCGCGACGATGCGCCCCCAGAAGTAAAAGCGCTTGCCGGCCGCCAAGCCCATCAGGGTATGGGCGTTTTGCGGAAAAGCGAAGTCGCCCAGCTTGATGGCGCTGGCGCGGTCGTTGGACGCGCTGTACCAGATCTCGGTGCGCTGCGCGGTAAACCGCCCTTCCGGGAAGGCCCAGCGCAACTCGATGCCGAACACCAGGGATTTGGTGGTCAGCAGGGCCAGCGCCGGCGGCGGCGCGATATCGCCTTCAAGCGCCGTTTCGGTGGAATTGGCCCACACGGACGAAATGTCCGACACATTGATGGCGCGCACCCGCGCCACATAGGCGCCGGCGCGGATGTCCGGCAACTCCAGCGTCAGCGCGCCGGTGCGGCCGGCCTCGACCCAGTCGGAGTTGTCACGCCGCCATTGCACCTGGTACGCGACAGCCGAAGGCGCTGCATCCCAGCTGATGACGCCCACATGGCGCGCGATACCCTGATCGATCACCGAACGCGAGGCCAGCCGGATGTTCACGGGCGCGGGCTGCACCGACGGCGGCACCACGGTGATCGGCTTGGGATCCAGGCGGGTGCCGAAGTCGACATTGTCGAACTTGCCCGGCTCGTGCTGAACAGCGGCAATCTCGGCCACCAGCCCCTGTTTGCGCTTGACGCTCAGCACACGGAAGGTTTGCGCCGACAGGGCCTCGGATTCCAGCGTCCAGACGCACTCGGCCTCGGGTGCCTGCGAGAACGGCGTCGCCACGGTGATATGCAGGACCGTGCCCGGCAAGCCCACCAGGTCCGCCGTCAGCTCGGTCGAATCCACGGTAAAGGCGGTGTTGTCCACCGTCAGGCCGGTGCCCACCGCGGTGGCGACCACGCGCGTCTCCGACAGGCCATTGGGCAGGTTGACGGTCAGGCGGTCGCCCGGCCTCACCCCCAGTTCGGCATCCACTGTGACCTTGCTTACCGAACCCTCGCGAATGCGGCCGCCGATGCGGCGGCCTGCCAGGTGCTGATCCGCCACGCGGATGACACTGCCGGGCCGGACGCGGCAGGCGTCCAGGCCGACCGAGAAGGTGACCGAGCGCGTTTCCGAATTGGAAGTCAGCAGCATCCATTTGCCGATGCGGTGGGCCTGGCCACGCGAGGTGCAGCCGAACCCCGTCACCTCGACCTGCTGGATGCCATAGCGTGCAATGCCCTCGCGGTTCTCGACATATTCGACCTTCTGGCGGCCCATCTCGGCCATGTCGTTCCAGGACACCAGCGCCACCGTATAGCGCGTGGTCAACGCCGATCCGACATAGTTGAAGCGCCCATCGACCACGTTGGCCGACGAGAAGGTGTAGACCGGATCGCCCGGCATGTCGGCCGAGGCGAACACGGCGGCGTTGGCCCAATAGGCCATGCCGCGAAAAACGGAAGCGAAGTCCTGCACCACCCGATAGGCGTCGGCGGCCTGCTGCAGGTAGACGTTGCAGGTAAAGCGCGGCTCCTTGCCGCCGAAGCCATCGTCGACCATCTCGTCGCAATAGCGGCCGATCTGGTACAGGCCCCACTTGTCCAGCCAGCCGGCGGGCACCCGCGTGCCCAGGCCGTAGCGGTCGTTGCTGACCAGGTCGTAGAAGACCCAGGCCGGATTGTTGGTCCAGGCCAGCTTGAAGGTGCCGTCCCACACGCCGTCATAGCTGCGCAGGTCGGGATGATAATTCGACGGCACGCGGATGATGCGCCCGCGCACGTGATAGGCGCGCGTTGGTATGCTCTGGAACTGCGAGGCGTCGATCTTGATGCCTACCAGCGCAGACATGGGATAGCGCAGCTTGGCATCGATGACCTCGGTGACCGTGTCCACCACTGTCCGGTCGGAAATCGTGTTGCTGTTGGCATTGGGCGTGATGCGGCGCACGCGCAGGGTCCAGCCCTGACGCGCGCGCGGCAGGTCGATGCGATGCGAGCGCGCATAGCGCTGCGTGGTCTTGCCATCGAAGGCGCTGGACAGCACGGTCTGGTAGCCGGCGCCGTCCGTGTTCAGTTCGATCACGTATTCAACGCGATAGCCGTTGATGTCGCCGTTCTTGGTGTCCGCGCGGCTCAGGCCTTCGACCGCCAGCGTGACGCGCACGGCCGAGGCCTGCAGGTTGGTGAACAGCCGTGTCCACGGCTGGCTCGATTTGAGCTCGGCGCTGATGCCGATCGTGCTTTCCGACGCGGGAAAGCCGGGCAGCGGGTCCTGCAGTTGCGTGCCGGTGCGAAAGTCGATGGATGCGCCAGTGAAGTTCAGCGAACCGTCCGCGTTGGCCACGGGGGTGCCATTCAGGTAGACGTCGCGCAAGGCATTGTCCATGCCATGCACGGGGCCGTAGATCTCGCCTTCGCCCAGCAGGTCGATGACGCGCGCATAGGCGGTGCTGTGCAGGCTGTCGGGCGATTCCACCGGCGTGCGGCCGCCGCCGCCGCCCTTGCCCTTGTGGCCGACCAGCGCCGCTTCCTCCGGCCGCCCCTTGCCGGCAAAAGAAAAGGCGCCCGCGGGCGCCTGGTTCCTGATTCGATGTCGTTGTTTCATACGTGGTCTTCCGAATAAATGCCCGCGGAGATCGTGGCGCTGCCGACGAACATTTCCCCGTACAGCAGGGGCACGGGATTGCCTTGGGCAGTGGTGTTCACCGGGCCGTTGAAGTTGTAGGACGCACCGTTTTCGGGGCGGTCCCTGGCGCTGAGCTGCCGTTGCTGCGGCGACAGCATCTGGGCCACGCCGCTCAGCATCATCGACAGGCCCATGGAGGCCGTGGCCTGCAGCAGCCCGCCGGCCTGGAACGCCGCCGTCAAGCCGCCGCTGTAGATCGCGGCCGCGGCGATCAGCACCGCGCCCAGCACCGTCTGGAACAGTCCGCCGTTCTTGGCGCCCGCCAGCATCGGCGCGATGCGGATGGCGTCCGAACCCACCGGATGCCGCAGTTCGTCTTCCGACAGATTGCGACGGCCGGCGAAGCAGGCAAAGCGCACGCCGCGCCGCTCGCTATCCAGCAGGGCCCGCTCGAACCCCGGCAACAGGGCGCACAGCGCGCGCACCGCCTCGGCCGGGCTGGCCACCGCCAGGCGGTGTTCGCGGCCAAAGCGCTTGCCGAGCCAACCGTACAGCCGCACCAGACGCACCTTGTCGCTCATGTTTCTTCTCCATAACGCAATACCAACCGGGTCGCTTCGCGCCAGAACCCGCCGTAGACGACCCGCTCGGAGTCGCGTCCATACAGGTGATGCAACATTGCGTCAGGCAGCGGAAACAGGTCCGGCGCCTCGCGCAGCGGCTGCGCGCCCAGAAAGACGCCCGCGTGGTTGGCGCGATCCGAGCGCACCTGCATCACCACCACGTCGCCCGGCGCCAGCGTCTCATGCGGCGCCAGGGGCCGGAAGCCGGCCTCGGCGTAGTGCTCCATGTAGAGGTCACCCGCTCGCCCGCGTTCCCACCAGCCATCTTCGCGCGCAAAATCCCGCAACGTGATGCCACGCTCGCGCGCATACCAATCGCGCACCAGTGAATAACAGTCCAGCACCCCATGCGCGAACTGGCGGCCCAGCAACGGCGCCCGGAAGCCCTCCGGCGTGAAGCCCCGGATTTCGCCCGCGCTCACGCGCCCATCGAAGTCCTTTTCGACGGCGACGATGTACCACGGCAGGCCGGACGCCTCGCATGCGACCCTGTCCGCCTCGCTGGGAATGGCCGGCGCATCCGGGTGGGAATGCACCACCGCCACGATCCGGCCGCTTTCCTCAGCCGCGGCATAGTCTTCGGCCGACATGACGAAATGCTCTTCGCTGGCGGCCGTATTACGGCACGGCACATACCATTCGCGCCGGCCGGTCTTGACCACCAGCCCGCAGCATTCCTGCGGATACGTCGCCACGCCATGATCGCGGATGGCCTGCATCGTGCGTTTGAGCATGACTATCCCCTGACCAGGTCGGCGGACGGGAAGCCGCCGAAGTTGATGATTTCGTATTCGCCGAAGCGCTTCTTGCAGTCGGACATCAACCCCGAGCAGCGGTCCAGCGTGGGATCGGTGACCGGCTTGCCGTCCAGGTCGAACATGCGGCTGCCGGTGTAACCGCAATAGGGGCCGCGATAGCCGCCCTTGCGCAGCCACGAACACACGCCGGCAATGATCGGGCGGTCGGGCAGCTTCTGGCCGTTGAAGTCCAGGGCGCTAGAGAGCGAGAATTCGACCACCTCGGCGGTTTCGGCGGTCTTTTGCTGCACCAGCCAGACTTCCTGCGGCAACTCTTCCTGCGGGTCGGCGGTGGGATTGCCCTGCGGGAAATTGACCGCATCCAGGTACTTCCCGAGCGTGCGACGCACCACCACGAGCGCGCCCACCAGGTCGTCCAGGTGGACGCAAAGCGCCGAGATCACGCCCACCACTGGCTTACCCTTGTCGTCCTGCCCAATGTTGCCCACGGACAGCGTCGGCGAGGGCTGCTGGCCCTCTCCCACCAGTTCGAACCCTTCGGCGCGGATGGCCCACGGATCGTACTGCTGCCCCTGCCACCAGATGGGTCCCACTTGCGTGTAGCCATGGAAACGCAGGACCTGGCCGCCGATGGCCGTCGCATCCAGCTCGAACAACTCGACCAATGCGCCGACTTCCAGCTTTTGAACGTCTGAATAAATACCCATTGCTATTCCTCTTCAGCCTGCCGTGGCGGTTGTCCGGACTCGCCGTCCCCGCCACGCAGGCGCTCGACCTGCCTGGTCAGTTCCTCGATACGCCGGTGCATTTCCTGCATGGCGCAGACCATGCGCGCGACCAGCTTGGAGCTGTCGACGCCTTGCAGCTTCATGCGTGGCGCGGCGCCGTGGACATCGGTCATGACCGCGTCCTTTTCGCCCGACACGGCCAGCGGCGCCACTTCCTGCAGTTCATGCGCGATGAAGCCATCCTGCGCGCTGTCGTCCATCACCATCCGGAACGTGCGTGGCCGCATGCGCAGCACGGACCGCAAGGCCCAGGCGCCGTCCATATCCTCGATGTCGTACTTCACGCGGTAGTCCGACGTGGTGTTGTACGAGGTTGCCGACGGCGAGGTCTGGATGGTGCCCACCAGCCCGCCTGCGGCGTTGGTGAATACGATGGGCGACGTGTTGTCCGCCTGCGGGCTATACAGCGTGCCGAAGCGGCTGCCGCCGCCTTCGAAGTTGATGGCCTGCCGCACCAGGTAATTGCGGCTGTATTCCGCGCCCAGGACCCAGGTGGCGGCGGTGTTGATGCGTCCGCAGTCATAGCCGATGACTTCGAATATCAGCGGCTGGTAGGCGCCCGTCCCGGTTCTGCCGCTGGTGATGTACGAGCCCGACGGAAAGCATTGCAAGGACAGCACGCTGGCGTTGGCGCCGCTGTCCTGCCACACGTTCACGCGGCTGCCCGCGGCGGCGGTGCCGGGTGCGACATTCAGGTTGCCCGTGCCCGACAGGCTCTGGAGGACCCCGCCCGCATTGGGACCAAAGCCCATCGCGCCGCGGATTTTCCAGGCAGCGGAATCAAACACCAGGTCCTGCGCCACGCTCGGATCGTATTTCGCGTAGGCCGTTCCATTCCAGCGGTGCCAGCCCGCGCCGTCGACGTAGATGTCACCACAATCCGCGGTCGGCATTTGCAGTGCATTGCTCCAGCTGCCAACGGCGCGCCACGGTTGCCAGCCGCCGTTGGTGGTGTTGCCGTGGCGCACATAGCGGCGCGGCTTCTGGCCGGTGAAGAGCACCGACACTTCCTGGCAAACGATCCCCGCCGACAACCAATAGACATTCATGTAGCCAGCATTGACGGCGGCGCTGGGCGGCCAGTTCGATCCGGCCGACATGGGCGTCGCCGCGCCCCAGGTGTAGAACGTGTTGTCCGAGACCAGCGTGTTGGCGTCCGTCGCGGCGGTCAGGTAGACATGCGTCATCGCCTGATCGGCGCGGGCCTGTTCGAACCACGGCCCCCAGGTGGCGACGCCCGCGCTCTGGAAACGGTTGCGGATGAACTTGCGCGGATTGGCCAGCGTATAGGTGGTGTACTCCTGGTACACCGCGTTGTTGCTGCCGGTACCGAATTTCACCGACAGCAGGCCGGCCAGCGGCGCGGGATAGTTCGCCCCGGCCGCCGCGGCCGCATTGGTGTTCTGGCTGTAATCGCCCGGCGTAGCATAGGTATCCAAGTCATCCGCAGCGCCCAGCGGCCGCGCGTTGACGCCCGGGATCTGCGCCTGCGGCACCTTGCCGGCAGCGTCCAGTGTGGCAATGCCGCCCGGCGCCGCCAGTTGCCCTGAATCGACGCTGGCCACCCAGGGCGACCAGGTTCCGGTGATCAGCGAACGGTTATATACCTTGTTGCCATTGCCGGCGTAATACACCTGGCACACCCCGGAGGTAACGCTGGCGCCGCCCTGCGGCGAGGCAGACATGACCAGCAGGTAGCCCGACTGTCCGACCGGGAAATTGCTGCCACCGGCCGCGATCGCCGACGCGGCGACGGCCCACAGGCCCCGTTGCGTATAGCCGTTCAGATCCTGCGCGGCTGCCATCGATCCGGCATAGGACACCACGGTCGAGACGTCGGTCAGTTCCTTCCAGGCGGACCAGGTGGTCGCCGACACCCGCACGCGCCAGAAGCGCTGCATGGCGGCCGCGACATTGGTGCGGGTGGTGTAGACCTGCGCCACCGGCGTGCCGGTGGCCGTGACCTCAAGAAAGCCGACGTTGGCCACCGGATAATTGGCGCCCGCCGTGGCCCCCGCGATGGCGGACTGATAGAACGAACCCGGCGTGGCGTAGTCATTCAGATCGTGCGCGGTCGTCGGCAGGACGGCCGCAAACGCGCTCGGGATCTGCGCCACGGGCACCTTGCCATTCGCATCCAGCGTGGCCAGACCATTGGCGGCCCCTTTCTGCGACAGCGCCGGCAGCTCCTGCCAGGCGGCCCAGATGCCACCATAGAACGAACGCCAGAAACGACGCGAATAGGCGCCCGACCGGTACTGGGTGTATTCCTGGTATACGAACAGGCCGTCCGCGGAAGCCGCCACTTCCAGCAGGCCGGCGTTCGCGATCGGATAGTTGCTGCCCGTCAACGCGTTGGCGTTGGCGCCCTGGTGATAGCGTCCGGGGTTGGTCAGCGTGTCCAGGTCCACTGTCGCGCCAAGCGTCGACGCATTCCACAGGCCAGCCAGTCCGGACTGCACGTCGGCGAAGTTCGCGTTCACCTTCTGCATGGCCACGCGCAGCGGATCGCCCGCCTGGTCGTTGTCGGCCTTGCCGACATTGATAGCTTGTAGGGTTGCCATGGTGTCAGGGCCTGAAGACTTGTTGAAAGGTCACGGCCAGCGAGTACATCTCGCCGCCCATCGCGGTCAGGTCGTAATCCGTCGCGGTGTAGTAGCCAGGCTCGCCCAGCGGCGGTTGCCACTGGAAGGCCCGATACCCCTGGTGCCGGTCCAGGAATGCCACGATCGGCCCGACCTGGGCTCCCGAGCCGGAGAACTGCAGCGGCCACGAGGCCACTTTGCTGTTGATGCCGTCGGCCGCGGTCTGGCGGTAGCCATCGCCGAACTGCGCGCTCAGCACGCGGAACTTGGTCCGCCCCTGCGGATTGACGCGCGGCGACCAGGTGAAGGTTTCGACTGCCATGCTCATGCCCCTGCTAAACGGTTGTTGTTGGCTTGCCAGGCCAGGCCGCCCTGGCGATACGATTGCGTCATGCGGCGGTCGACCAGCTGCGTGACGTATTCGCCGATCTGCTGGCCGAACTGCTGCCAGCCGCCCTCGCCCGATTCGCTCGAGGAACTGACCTTGCCGTCCTGCACGTAGACATTCACGGCCACGCCGCCCGCGACCGGGTTGGTGTCGCCGCCCACATTCGGGAAGGCCGCGCGGATGCCGAGCGAGCCGTCGGCGCCGCGATGCAGCGGCATAATGGCCTCGGGACCGGCTTCACCCATCACGCCCATGGGGAAGGCGACGGGGCTGGCGGTCATGCCGTTGGTGAAGGCGCCGCCTTTGGCGAACTGGACGGGAAACGCCTGGGCCACCGACGGCACGATGGCGCTGGCGGTACTTGCGCCACCCGAACCGAACAGCCCAGCAATGAAGCCGCCCGCCTGGCCGATCCAGCCCCCCAGGCCGCCCGAACCCGACATGAATTCCTTGCCCAGCAGCGTCTCCATGAGCTGGGCGGACGCTGCCGACGTCACCATCTTGGCCACGTTGTCCAGGAACGACAGCCCCATCTTGTCGAATTTCTCGGAGACAAAGTCATACATCTTGGTGCCCAGGATGTCCTGGATCTTGCCTGCTCCATTGCGCGCCGATTCGATCAGCTTGTCGTTCACCTTCGCCATGAAGTCGCCGTCTTTCTCGACGAGCCCGAGATTGCGCCGTTCCTTGTCGTACTTATCCTGGCTGAGCGTGCCGTCCCGCAGCGCGTCGTCGAGCGCCCATTGCTTCTGAGTCCTCTCGCGTCTGGATTCCGCATCGGGATCCGCGAGATTCTCGATGTAGGCGCGCATCTTCGTCTGGTCGCGCAGCCTGTCGAGATCCCACGCGGCGGTCGTCAGGCTGTACTTGTCGCTGGGACTCTCACCCGCGAACCGGCCGGCCTCGGTTTCGTACTCCATCTTCGCGGTTTCGGATGAACGGCCCAGCATCGCGCCGGCCTTCTTCATTTCCGCCAGCGCCTGCTCGACCGCCTCGGACCGGATCGCCTGGGCATGCTTGTTCAGCGCGTCCGTCGACTTTTTCTTGCTGTCGGTGCCCTTGTTGGTGGCGTCGTTGCTCTTCCGGCACTCGGTCGCGGCCCTCGCAACGGCGCTCTCCCATGCCCGCCGGGCCGCCGCGTTGCGATTGAGCTCGACGGTGTTCTGTCTGAGCGCCCTGTTTTCCGCCTCGATGTTCGCGGCGTTGTTGTTGTCTGCCATGGTCCTATACCCTCACATAGATCCGCCTCCGGCCCGCTTGCGCGGGCCGGACACGTCGTCAAGACCCCTTCCTGACCTTCGACATCAGGAACGCCTTCAACGCGTCCGCCCCCGCTTCAGCGGGAGGTTCCTCGTCTTGCGCGCCCCAGCGCACCAGCATGTCGGTGGCGCGCACCTTGGCGCCGGCCGCCTGCGCCACCGTGGCGGCCAGGCTGGCCGTGAGCACGTCGGCCCGGTCGTCTCCCAGCGGAGACGTGCGGTCCCACTCGCGCCATAGCGACACTTCATGGGTGTCGATGGTGTCCATCAACTCGCCCAGCGTGCGCCCCAGTCGAAGGGCCAGGACCATCAGGAAACGGAGGTCTGGCGTTTCCTGGAGGGCTTTTTTGCGCGCGCCTGCGCTCCCTCCCCGAGGTTGCCCAGCTCGATCGCCTTGGCCACCAGCGTGGCGTGCGCCGGGCCGTAGGCCGCGGCCACGACGTCGACGTCTTCGTCGTCGAAGACACGGCGCGGCCCCTGTTCGGTCTGCTCGAACAGCGTGCGCACCAGCAGACTGGCCGAGGCGCGGGTGTAGTCCACGCCCGGCGCGTCCAGCTTGGCGCGCACCACCTCGTTGTCCTCGCCCGGCAGCACGCCCGCCGCCGCCCAGATCGCGCGGATGTGGAACAGGTGATCGCCGGCGCTGGGCGCGCGCACGATGACGCGCGCATCGTGCCATTGCGGCACGGTCAGGGTTTCGTGGGCGAAGCCGGCCAGCGGATCGACCGCCAGGCCGCGCAGGCCCGCGACGCGGGCCGGGGAATGGATCGACGTGTCCGTCATGGCGTTCAGCCCCCGTTGGCGGGCGCGTCGGTCAGCTTGACGGCGCCGGTGACGCGCACGTTGAACGTGGCGGACACGACGTTGTCCAGCTGGCCTTGCCACTGGTATTGCGTCACCAGGCCGAGGAATTCGAACTTGGCGCCGTCGGCGAAAGTCACACGGAAGGCGCGGGTCTTCTTGTCGCTGCGCGCGGCCACCAGCGCCTTCTGGGCGGGATCGCCAGCCTTCCAGTTGCCGGCCATGCTGAAGGTGCCGCTGTCGTCCAGGCCCAGGGCGTATTCCTTGGCGGTGGACTTGAGCACGGTGACGTCGATCTCGGTGGTCTGGCCGCCCTGGAAGTTCGGGTCCTTGATGGTGATGGCCAGATCGGCATAGGTCAGGCCGGCGGCGCCCAGGTCTTCGGTGGCCGTGGTCGACACTTCCAGTTGCGTGCCCTGGGTTTGAACGAATTGCGAAACGGTAGTACCTGCCAT